GTGTCGGGTCGGAGGCCCCTCTAGGGCATGACCACCCCCCCTGGGCGTCCCCCCTTTGGGGGACACTAGATGTAGTGGTTGGGCGGCCTCCGGACCACTAGATGTAGTGTTTGGGGGCCTCGGGGCGGGGTGTGGCGGGCGTCGATCATGCACGCATTCAAGGGCTAGGCGCCCCGTGTAGGCGTTCAAGTGGCCTAGGGGTACAGTTCACCCCGTCTAGTGTGTTCGGGCGTTAGGGAGGCGTATAGGGCCTAGCCAGTGACGGGGCGTCATTCAGTGCGTCAAGGCACTATTTCGACGGCGGGGCGTGTCAACGGGGGCATTTCGGCACACCATAGGGGCCCAGAGTTGGCGGTGTGACATCCTAAGCGATCCACGGGCGCTGTATGGGCACGCACTCCCACGGGCATGAGAAAACCCCTACAGCGGGGACCGTAGGGGTTTTGGGTGTCTCTTAGTGTTTAGTTATGTCTTGCCTAGTCCTCTTGACATCCATCCAAAGAGGACGCCCACGGTTAGGCCTAGGCCTATGGCCGTCAGTGCCACACTAGGGACCGCTACAAGTAGGGCGGTTAGGATCAGTGCAACCTTTAGGGGGTGACGCTTAGGGGCGGGCTTAGTACGTGACGTCATTATTTACCCACGCACACCTATCGCATTCGTAACGTTCACCGTTAGCTATAGGCATGACGAACACCGTAAAACAGTTGTCACATCCGTACTGTAGGGGATAGCAAGCCGTGCACGTGTCGGCCCCGCAACCATAACGGGACCTATTTCGTTCAAGTTCTAGCTGTATCGGTAGCGTTACGGGCATTAGTTCTCTCCCCCTGGCGCTGCTAGGTAACATTCAAGACATGCATAATCCCAGTTGGTAAGTCCTAGGGCATCTGCCTTTTCCGGCAGAGCGTCCGTGCCGTGAACCATAAACTCGCTGTCGTAGTTATCCCATGTATCGCACTTGATACATTGCACGTCATCACTCGTGCGCATAGGGATCCCCAGTTTTTCGGCTAGCTCTTCTCCGTCAATCGTCTCACCGCCTAATTCACTCGCAACCGTGCAAAGAATTTCAAATTGCGTATAAAGCGGGTAGGCGCTTTCAGAAACTTTTTCCAAGTCTTTGGTTTCGGTGTCCCATTTCCATACAGCTAGGCGATAGCCCATTGACGCCGTTGACATGAAATCAAAACTGTAATCGTTTCCGTTATAGGTAATTGTTTGCATTTTCTCTCTCTCTTTCTCTTAGTGTGCTCTTAGTGCATCACGGCGCACTAGGTCGATGATCAAGCCAAGACTTAGTGCGCTGTAGTCGTTTCTCTGTAGTTCGGTGAATAGGGCAATTAGGCTTTTAGTGTCAAAACACTCTTGGCCCATTTCCTTAGTGATGACGTTTTCACCGTGCCAGTTCATAGGGGCGGGCTCTTGGGCTAGTTGGTTATCTGCCAAGTTCTCCACCGTGCCTAATAGTTGGTTAGCTAAGTCGTCTCCCCACGGCTTCAGTAGTTCAAGGGCTTGACGCCACTCTTGGTGTTCAAGGTGATTCTGTATTTCTTCAAGGTGTCTTTTCATGTATGACATTTTTCCCCTTTATAGGTTGATAAGGCGGGCGGTGTATTGAAAAAGCGGGTGCTCTTCCGTGTCTAAGATTCCACTCTCGCCCAGGGCGTTAGTGAAACGTATTAGGGCGTGTAGACGGCGATCAAAGCCGATACCGTTTCCCCGGATTTCGTGCTTATCGTTTAGTTTCTCGCCCGTAATCTTGGCGAATAGCCAAGTTATAGGCGTGCATGCTGCTTGCCCTTTATCGTTCACGCCGACAAAGTGCACGCTGTAGCGGTAAGACATGCCACTTTGTGACACGTGGGTTATCTGTACGGCAATAGCGCCCCGCCCGTCGACAAGTTGGGCGGTGATTTCTTCTAGTTGCTCTCTGATGTAGCTTTCCATTTCTCTTCTCTCTCTTAGTCGTCTAGCCAGTGCGGTGACGGTTTGTTCATGTTGCGGATTAGGTTGCTATCTCTGTAAACGTCCCCTAGGCGTAGAAACTCCACGGAGACACTATCGGACATAAACTCCCACGGCCAACCGCCATCACGTTCAGTATGGCGATCCCATGCTTCACGCATTAGTTCTATGGCTTCACTCTCGCTATTCCCTACGGCCCTAAATTCAAAGTGCCCCGTGTACATAGTGGCTAGATACATTAGGACACCGCCCAAAAGTTCACGGCGCTATTTATGGCGGTCCAAATTAGGCCCGCTACAAACTGGGGGGCGATTAGGTATGCCAGAAACGCAACCGCAAACAAACTAAACACGGTTAGGGCTCTTCTCTCTTCTTGTCTCATTAGTTATCTCCCTTTAGGTAAGTCTCTAGGGCGTCAAGCGCCTTAGTTGTTTGTAGCCAGAGTGGTTCTGCAAAGTTGTCCGTTTCTTCGTCAAAATCAAAACGGTATTCGGCCACCCACTCGCCCGATTCTGCAAAGTCTGCGGACTCTATAAAAAGGCCTAGGTCCCAAGTGGCTAAAGCTTGACGGCCATTTTTTAGCGGGATAGTGACACCTAAAGCGCCACCGCCTAAAAGTTCTAGGTGTGCGTTTTGGTAGCCCTTAGCGGTAACCACTCCTAGCATTTCGTAGGCGTAGTTCTCATTTTGGTTTTCGTGAATGTTCACGTTTCTCTCTTCTCTCTTTTGGTGTCATCCCCTTGATGACGTGTCCAGTTTTGCACGGTGTCTAGCTACAGCGCAACACATTTTTTTTCGTGTCGTCTATAGGTAAGAAAAGCGGGGCGTGATCCACGGGCGGGCGGGGGTGTCTGGCGGGGGCGGTGTCGGTGTCGGGCACGGTGTCCCCCAACTAGGGGGCATGCGAACAAGTGTTCGCCTGGCGGCCTATGTCTAGGGGGGCTTGACGAACAGGTGTTTCGAACAAGTGTTCGACTGTTTTTTTGCCTCAGAACGTGCCTGCCAGGATCCCCCTTAAGGCGTCCAACCGAATTTTTTGCTTTTGAATGTCGGTCAGAATCTCCCTTAAGGCGTCGAACCGAATTTTTAGATTGGGGTGTTTCCTCGTTTTGCGTTGCAACTTCGGTGAGCAGCTGCCAAAGGTGAGGCAGGGTTGCCTGGTATCAGGTGGTCTGCTTGCCATGGGTCTTTGGGTAGGAAGCCAAGCTTGCAGATGTGGCAGATGACGGCTGAGTCTCGGATTAGTCTTGCTCGCTTCTTGTAGTCTCCAGAGTATTGTCCGGTGGCTCGCTTGCGGGCGGCTTTTCTTACGTCTTCTCGTTGATCCTTAGCCTTCTGGTGAACGTCGCAACGATTACCTGCTCGGCTCAGCGCACCGCACTCTAGGCATGGCTGTCGGAAACTGTAGCCCTTCATTCTTGCGCCCTTGCTTTACTTGTCAGTTGTGTAGAAGCCAGTGCCATGGAAAGTCACAGCGCTGAAGCTGTAGACCCGCACCAATGGCGTCTTGCAACCGAGGCACTTGCCTGGGTCAGAACCCTGAGCGAGTGTGCGCTCTTCGGTGCAGTGGACGTAACATTTTGGGCACTTGAACTCATAGGTAGGCATAGTGCCCCCCCTTCAAATGTTCTAACATTTTGTGTCCTTTCGTGAGAGGCATACCCCCCCTAAAACGTTACAACCGAATTACGGCTCCGAGGTACGGCTCGCTAGGTGTTAGTTCAATAGCACCGATGCCAGTGGCGCTGTCTGATCCGCTGATACGGCGATACCAGTCTGAGCCTGCATCACTAGTTGGCATCTGCACCCAGTACTTAGAGCCAATGATTTCGCCATCAACACGGAACTGACCCAGCTCTTCAACCCTCAGATGATGGAAGTGACCGGAGAGCATCAACGAAACTGACTCGGCCCATTGTGAACCGAACTGCTGCTTGGACCACCAAGTTGCCATGGCTTCAGGTCTCTTGATTTGATGCCCGTGTACAACGCCGATTGTGTGAATGCCGTACCTAAAGGCAAAGCCCTCATCCTCTGGCTGGGGGATAAGGAACTGCACGTCGAGGTCTGTCTCGGTGGCTAGGCGGCGTAGTTGCTTTAGTACCATGATGCCCCAGTCGTCGTTACCAGGACGACCGATGGCCTGCCTGTTAGCTCTGACTTGGCAGTGGTTGGAAGCAATCGAACCGTAGGTTACTGGTGCGTACTTACTTGCTCTCTTGACTATCTCCCACATCAGGTCGATGCCGAGGCTTACTTGGTCTGGTACAGATAAATCATTTGTTGCGATTTGCTGTTGATCAGCCGTGTTGCTTATCGACTCAATCAAATCACCCATGTCCAAGACAAAGATGCGCTCGTACTTGTTGCGCTTCATTAGCTCTTCGGCACGGTCGTAGCTAGTGAGTACACGCTCAATCAGCTCCTGAGTACCGCCTCTGCTTCCGGTCTTACCAATTTGGAAGTCAGCTGGGGCAAGGATGAGTATGCGCTCGTTAGGTGTAGGGCGTTTGTGAGATTTGTGGGCTCTCTTTGCGTCTGCAAATAGCTTAGGCAGGTCAACCGAATTTCCCTTTTTGCGAAAGCTGAAGCGATAGCTAGTAAGCCAGTCTCCGTCATAGCGCTGCCAGCGTGAAGTGCGAGGTGTGCCGACAATCTCGATCTCTTCTGGGTCAAACCCTGCATCAAGCAGAAACGCATCGAAGTCTGGCTTGTCTGAGTAGCCAGGGGTCGTGGCCTCACCCTCGAATCCATCGAACTCAATGCCTGGTCGAAAGTTATTTGTTGCTGGAACCTTCTCGGCTGGCTGTAGTCCTTCAAGCACGGAAACACGCACAATTTTTGAATCGGTGCGCTGTGATTGGAGTATCGCTGATTTGAATACCCTTCTCGCCTAACGCTCTTGCCAAAGTCTTGATAGGCCAGTTAGCCGTATCAAAAATTGCGGTAGTCAGAATCTGCCGATCTGTCTCATTGAGTGTCAGCATGATTTGCCCTACTTTGCAAGTGCCCTTGAATGGCCCTGGTGGTCTCAAGTCTTCTAGCATGTCTTTCCTTAGACCGTGAGGTCGTTCTCTTCTGATAGAAGGTGTTGCACCAAGCTTATTAGAGAAGGATGGTTTGCGCTTGCAAGCCCAGCCTTAGCTCTTAGGTAAGTTGCAAGGTCGAGACGGATGGCCTCGAAGTCGTCTGACCAAATTAGGTCTGCTTCAAGTAGTCCGGCTGCCTGAAGGAAGTCGTTTGTGATTCTCACGACTTGCCCTTTAGGTCAGCTTCTGAGCGGGTAACCTGCCTATCGGAGTGATAGAGAGTTGCACGAATGCGTAGCTCTTCCTCAAGATCTGCAATCGCTGCTACCTGTACATCGTGAAAGTCAAATTGTACGAACTTGACGGCGTTTAGGATTTGAGTCCTGCCTGCCTCTATTCCTGCGTTGTATCCTGCGTTGAAAGCTCGCTTGGTGCTCTCAGCAATTATGTCTTGTAGGTCACTCATCTTCTACCTCATCTGCGATTTGCTTCATTGGCTCTAGTGGAACATTTACCCCACGCATGCGCTCGGTCTTTAGGTGGAACTCTAGGCTCTGGATTTTGTCTAACCGGAAGCCTGACCAACGCTTAGCATCGGTCTCGACAATCGGTGCGGAAGTAAACCCTAGAGCCAAGAACTTGTCTGTGGCCTTAGCGTTTAGCTTGCGAGCGGTGTAGATGATGCCACGCTTGTCAAACTCACGCTTGGTCATCATGCATTGAGAGCAGTTAGGTAGCTCCCAGACGGTTATCTTCATAGTCATTTGACGTTGCCCTTTACAACCTCAGTGGCGTGGTCATAGCCGAGCTGGAATGGCTTATTGCTTAGCTCTGGGTTCTTTTCCTTGAGTCTGGCAAGTGTCTGAGCCTGGGTAACCTGCATGGCGGCTCTAAAGCCATCGTTGTAACCTGAGTCGTAACCGATTGAATGGTCTCTAAGCCAGTTGTAAATCTTGTCTAGTGTCTTAAGCATTTTCTCCCCTTAGTTCCTTTGCTGCCCAGCGCAGGCTCTCTGCGCCTTTTTTGTCTCCGTTGTTGTGTAGCAGATTTGATAGTTCATCAAGTGCGTTTAGTCCGGCTTCAAAGCCTTCGTTGAATGATGCCATCTCTAGCACGTCTAGCGTGTGGTCGATGGCCGACCGAACACCCTTTGTTGTTTCGCTCATGTCTCTCCTTTGGTTGATACCTAAGAAGATAGCCGACCGAATTTCACAGGTCAAGCATGTTTTTGCAATCGTTATAGTTCTGTTATTTTTATTTCTGCGCCAGGAGCACGGTCATCCGCATAAAACTTGCGGGCAAGAATCTCTACTATCTGGCTGTCGTCGCCCCAGATTACTTCTGATTGGCCGATGCCATCGCCTACGCCTCGGACTAGCTTGTCCAGATCTGGTGGGACTATTGGCAGCGGGCGCTTGACCATTGTGACGGTCTTTGGGCGTGTGACGTAAAAGTTGACCTCAAGGCGTACAGGGCCGAGGATGATGTTCTGTGATTCGTAGGCTACACATGCGTCTGCGATAGCCTTGCGCCATTTCTTTAGGCGCTCTCCTTGAGCTTCGACAATCCTGCCCCGAAAGACTCGCTTAGAGCCCTGCGGAGCAGGTTCGCCGTAAACGTCAAGCTCTAGAATGGTGCGTCGTTTGCATCAAATTGTGCATTGGTCTCAAAGGTCTCAATCTCCTTTGGCCAAAGCTTGAATCGAATCCCTGCGGATCCGTCCTTCTTCTCGTAGGTTGAAATCTTGACATTGCCAGACACTGCAAGCCTCAGACCCTTCTTGGCTTCTGCAAGCCAACCAAATTCTGATGCTGGGTCGATGCTGATGTCAATGTAGTCACGGCTAGTGGTTTCCCACTGACCCTGGTCGTTCTTCTGGCGGTGTGCGTGTGAAACGGTCACGACCTTGCCCCAAGAAAACTCTTTTACTTCTTCAACAAATCCGGTGAAACTCAGTAGTAGTGCCATGTAGGTTGCCTCTCAGACGATGTGGTTTGGATTTATGCAGTCGAATCTAGCACAAACTCTTTCGCCTGGCAAGAATGGTTCGCCGTTCTCGTCGATGGGGGTAACCATGTCAAAAGAAAACCTGCCGTGCCAAGGGTTGCACTTGTACTCGCCATTGGTAACAGTGACCGATCTGCGTGTGCGGCAGTCAGTGCATAGCACTCGGTCTTTGCTGCGCTTCTTTGTGACATCCCAGGAGAAGCCACAGCGGTAGCACATTTCACGTTCCCACATGCGCTTAGCTTAGCTTTAGCAGCTGTCCTTTGGCTATAGACACCTCGACAAAGCGCTCGTTCTTTGTGTAGATAGTGTCTTTGGTAATGATAGGGCTTGAGGCGAATGTAGGGCCGTCGATGACCACAGCGTAGGTCCAGTCATCGTTGAGCATGATGAAGTTTACGTTGGCTGGGTTCTTGGCGAACTTTAGCTTGCGGGCAGCGAAGTGAATGGTTGGGTACGGGAACTTAGGTCCCTTCCAGTTGTGCTTCACCTCAACCTCTAACTCAAATGTACCTCGCTCGTTCTCAACGATTAGGTCTATGCCGTACTGATCTGGGTTGACGTAAACAATCCACCCGTAGCGCACGGTGAAGAACGTGATGACGAACTCTTTGGCAGCGTCGTCACGCTCGTATAGCTCCCTAGAGAATGGCTTATTCACTCAGCCTCTTTGCACACGGTACACACCTAGCAATAGTCAGGCCGTGCTCACAGAGCGAGGGACCAGATGACTGCTCTTCTGCCTTGCGTTGTTCTTCTAGGAATCGTCTGGACTCTTCACGCTCTCGCTCCTTGCGAATGCGAGCTCTCTCGGCTGCTTCGGAATCGGCAGATGGTGCTACCTCGTTTTCCCATGAGTCATTGTTCAACCATGTCGCCGGATACTTTGTGAAGTCGGGGTTGCGCTGAGGATCGTTGCGGTAGGCAATCACCCCAGCCAAGATGTCTTCGAACTTCCCACGTTTCATTGCAGACTTGAAAGCTCTGAATGCTTTGGCCTTGTCTAGCTTCTTTGGGTAGGCATTCCAGAACTCGTCAAAATGCGCATCAAGTTCTTTAGATTGGTCTTCTTTAGTAATAGTATTCTTATGTGGCGGATTATCCGATGGCGGAAAACCCGACGACGGTAAATCCGCAGGGTCATGCGTAGTCCACACTGCTTCCCCGAAACGCCCGTGATCATTGGCCTGTGAGCGTGACAGGTATCCAAGCTGCTCCAGTTCTGCGATCGCAGATCGAATCGCATCCTTGCCTTCTGCGTTTTGTACTGCAAGACCAGAAATGCTAAGTCTCCAACCCTGGGAATGACTCATCAACAACGCAAGCAAACCCCTCGCTTTGAACGATAACCGGGAGTCCCTTAGCCAAGCATTTGGGATCTGAGCGAACTGCTCGTCAAAACTGTGATGTCCTCTAATCAGTGGCATTAGAAATCAACCTTCTCTAGCAAGATACGCAAGGCAAGCTCAGCCTGTTGTGGCACTACACCGTTCCCACATGCCTTCAGTTCGTCTGTACGGCTCAATCCGACGTCTGTGACCCATCCATCAGGCAAACCCATCATCCACTCTGTAAAGGCGCTAGAGAGCCTGTGAGCCCCGTCCTTGCCATCTGGCTTTGTAGGCAGCGGTGCAGGACGCCCTAGGGTTTCCTCCCAGCGTCGGATAGCTGGCTCGAACTTGCCCCACTCAATCTCATCAGTAAGCTCCCCAAGGCTGTCGTTATCAACCACTCGGCTGACCTTGTGCCCGTTTAGGCGAGCAATGTCCATGGCGTTGTCACGGATGCCTACGGTGTTACCACGCTTGCGGGCTTCTTCCTCTCCTAGTGCGCCACCTTCACCTTGACTGGCTGTTGGGGAACGCAATAATGAAGATTCGGAAACGCTGGTGTGGTGCTCCGGCGTCGGAAGCTCGTAAACCAGTCCATTTCGCATCGTACCCGAGATCTGCCAAGTCCCCAAGAACGGCTCCCAGTGCTCGAAGAGGAGCCCGTCCGTCGAGAGCTGCCAAATCTTCTTCTGAGTATTCCATTCCATTTGAGGCTGTTGCGCTGAGTAGTCCTCTGACATTTTCAATTACCACCAATCTAGGTTTTAGTTCTTCGATAGCTCTAGCGAACTCTGACCAGAGTCCTGAGCGTGTTCCGTCCTGTAGTCCCGCACGTTTTCCGGCGAGTGATAGGTCTTGGCAGGGAAACCCACCAGTAAGGATGTCGACTGGCTCTACCTGAGTAAAGTCCACCTTTGATACGTCCTTGTAGTTGGGTACACCTGGGAAGTGCTTGTCCAGAATTGTGGACGGAGCGTCTTCCCACTCACAGTGCCATGCTACTTCTGCACCAGTTACATTCATTACGGCTAGGTCGAGACCGCCGTAGCCAGAGAAGAGGCTACCGACTTTCACGGGCTTCGTACTCTCGCATGCGGATAAAAGATTCACGGGCCGACTGATCCCTAGCTCCACCCACCCAGCGTCCTGCGTTGAAGTAAAGCTTCTTCATGTCTTCTAGTCTTTGGCGTTTCTTCTGACGCTCTTGATTGACTACGGCAAAGCTTCTCAAGGAAGTTTCGTCCAGTGACTCGTCCCCTTCAATCAGCAATGCCCTGTCTCGCATTTCTTTTGCGAGTAGGTTGATTTCCATTCTCTCTCCTAAATTAGATAGCTCGGCGGCTCGGTCACCCCTTTACCGCCTTTGTTGTCTAATTCATACCAGAGTGAATCAACGATGTCAAACACCGGACTGGAAAAATCATCCCAAGAGCCAAGTTTGTGTCCATAGTCACGTGCCTGGCGAGCCGTAGCAGCGTCTGACTCCATCATGCCGTTGTACTCAGCGCAGACGAGCATCAGGTTGTCGAAGCGGTCAAGTAGCTTTGAGCCACCCATCGCACGGTTACGGCGGTGATGTGGAACCAGCGTGTCGCTTGACCCGCAGTGAGCGCAGTGAAAGTCACGCAGTCGTAGCGTGTTGATCATCTTGTTAGTGACGGCCATTAGAGGCGCATCTCAGCTTGAATCAGCTTGGCTTGGGTCGCAGAAGCCATCAGCGCCGATTCTAGGGACTTTATCTTGACCTTGATGCGATTTACCTTTGCCTTGCACACATCACGCTTTAGGCGAGCGTCAGAGCTCTCAAGGCGAGCAAGTGCTTGTCGGTCAGCGACCGAACCCTGATTGCGTATAAAGGCTTTTGCCTCAATCAAGTCAAGCTCATGCTCAGCCTCAGCAAGTTCCATCTCGGCAGCGTACAGAGCCTCAGAGCCTTTGTTGCTCTCTTTAGTTAGCTCCGCTATCTGTTGTGCTATTTCCAATGGATTCACTGAGAGTCTTCACCCTTTCAAGGTATTGAATTTTCCAGAACTGCGCCTCTTCTTCAAGGTGCGCCTCAAGGTGCAGAAGGTTTAGTTCCCTTGCCTTGAGCAGCTTTAGTGTCGCTTCCTGGTACGCCTGTTGCAGCTCCAGTATTGACGCTTGTAGCACCGATCCCATTAGCTAGTCCTTTGATTTCCTCTAGCACCTCTTCAGATGCTTTAGCAGCCTTAGCTTCTGCCCATAGTAAGCGCAAGCTCTCCTTGGAGTCTAATACGGAAGCTTCCATTAGGAAGTCTCGGCTACCTCGAACGACCTTCTGCATTTCCTCACGGGATGCCAAGGTGTTAGAGTTCGACTCTTTCGACATCGAGTATCCGGCAACCATCAAGGCTCGGCCAATCGACGAGCTCTCTCCATTTTCCAATGCTGAGGTGGCGTTTGCACCGCCAGTGCCGTCGACTTCAAAAGCGTAGCCAGTTGCCTTAGCTAAGTAGTTAGCTTGATCACCAGCGGTTAGGTAGATGGTCGACTTGATGACCCAGCGGGTTTTGCCAATCTCTCCATCTATGTTTGTCAGCTCGGTTACGATGCGGCCGTCTGGGTGGTCTAGGTGAAACTGCGCTAGGCGCTCAGCAACAGTGCTGTACTTCGATAAATCGAATCTCATTCTTCTTCCTCTTCCTCAAAGGACTCCTCGTCCTCGTCTACTATCTTCCATCCCGACGTGAGATAGAAGCTTGTGTCAAGCGCATCTAGAAAGATGCGTTCAATCTGTCCGTGTGCGTCTAGAACAATCCCACGGGTCTTGCCCGTAATGTACGTGCCGTCCTTGACAAGCGTGATGCGGTCACCCAAAAACAGTTGCATTACATTCCCTTCTTGTTGACGATAAGAGAGGGGGTTCCGCCTCGTATCTGACGTGATGCTACTCGCAAAGTCTTGCACTGGTCAAGTTCGATGTATCCAGTCTTGGCGTAGCCCATCATGTCAAGCACCTGTGACTTGTATTCAGTCAGCTTGTAGTAGGCAGCGTCGGCAATCTTTTGCGCTGCAATCATGTCAATACCTAGCTGACCGAGGTCAACCTCACGATCCTCAATCAACGGGTGCATCGAGCGAACTGCCTGATAGGTCGACTCACTGCCGTCCCAAGCTGGCCTCTCGTCTGTGGTCAGCGAGTTCCAGAACTGCAACGCCTTGTCACGCTGTACGGCCTGCATAAACTCATCCGCCTCGATGTAGTCTTCGTAGGGCTCCATGCCGACTAGACCGACTAGGTAAGCCTTCTGAATACCCATGACATCCATGTAGTGCTGCACCTGAGCTACGTAGTGCACTGGGGTTGAGTCCCAGGTGTAGCGAGCAGTCTTAGCCTCGATGACGAACCACTCACCAGTCTCACGGTGCTTAGCTAGTGCATCGGGGTTAGCGTGTAGGAAAGTCATTTCCTTTGATGCGTATGTGCCAGCCCTAAACAGTTCAAGCTCAGGGTGATTCATAGCGAACATCTTTAGGATTGGCTCTTCAAGAAGGTTGCCGATCATCGTGGCCGTGTTGCCCTTGAAAGTGTTTTCTATCTTTCCGGTGCGCTTGGCCCAAAGAGCGTATGCAGACTCCCAAGGATTGAGCCCTAGGATTGTGCCTATCTCGCTACCACCGACCCCGTGTGACCGAACCTCGTGCCATTCAGGGCTATCTGAGTCAAACTCTCCGATAAATTCTGCACAAGGGAATTCTGACGATTTTGCTAGTTCCATGTTGTCTCCTCTACTAATTGCGAATAGGCTACAACGGAGGTAGGACATTTTGCGAATTAGCGAGAAAAAATACATCGCTCTTCAGTCAGCGATTATCAAAGTGGGCGGCGTCGTCTGCGAGAAATACCCTGAAGCGTTCTATCCGGAAGACTATGGCGTTGCTATTGAGGCAATCAGAGAATTAGAGTCAATCGCCGTGCGTATTTGCATCGCCTGCCCAGTCCAGAAGCTTTGCCTGGATTACGCAATCACTGCCGAGGAGCCCTACGGGATCTGGGGCGGAACACTGCCGTCTGACAGGTAAGAGAAGAGGCCCGCCGAAAAGGGGGTAACGGCGGGCCTCTGAGAGAGAGAAGCAACAAGAGCTGCCTGCAACTAGGTTGCGTATTTATTATGGCACAAGTTAGCCAGTTGTCAAATTTGCATTTTCAATAAGTAGTCGATAACTTTCACTTATGAGAAAAGCAGAGCACGTTTATACCGAGTTAGCCATCGCAATAGCAGAGGCTGACACCATCCCACCATGCCAGACAACCGACCCTGAGATTTGGTTTAGCGATCAGGAAGTCGTGGGTGGGCTGTATAGACAAGCTAAGAGGTTCTGCGAAGAGTGCCCAGTCAAGGCTTTATGCGGTGAGTACGCAATCTTGGCAGCTGAGCCGTTTGGCATCTGGGGTGGAATGACTTACCGAGAGCGCCAGAAGATTCGTGCTGGCAGTCGTGGGCGACCTAAGTCTTAGGCTACGTTGTCCTTGGCCTTGGGGTCATACTCGTCTTTGTCCTCGTCATCAAACTCGAAGTCATCCCAGTCAAAGTCCCCATCCTTGGTGACCTTTAGGGCATCCTCGACGGCTTCTGAGTCAGACTTGGCTACAGCGGCACGGTAAGCGTTCTGGATGTCAGACAGCTCCAGAGTTCCCTTCCAGGCCACGGCAACACCGATTGTGGTTAGCACAACTGCGAAAGCGGAGCCGACGCCGATAAGCGTTCCCATGATCCAGTCACCAGCGACAGCGCCGATAGCCGTGCCACCGAATGCGGTAGCCATGGTAAGCCCGAGGGACCGAACTAGGATTTGCTTTAGAGCGTTCACTTGTTTGCCTTTACGAATTCGATGGGACATTCCTTGATGTCTGTAGGCCCGTAGACGCCCTTGATTTGGTCGCTAACGGTCATGTGCAGGTGTGGCCCGCTTGAAGCTGACCCGCTGTTCCCTACCAGTCCTACAGTCTCGCCAGCCTTGAGCTTCGTGCCGACGGCAGCGCCTGGCTTCTGAAGGTGGCAGTAGCCGATGTATTTCAGCTTCTTCTGCTTGTCCATGATGCGCAGGACTACGACGTGGCCTAGCACCTTGGACTCAGCGTTGATGACGATAGTGCCGTTAGCGAGCGCCGGAATAGGTGTGCCGATTGGCATTGCGAAGTCAAGTCCCGAGTGTGGCTGCATGCCACGGGCTTTACGGAACTCAGATAGGGTTCCGAACCGTCCGGTGATCTTGCTGTGGTGGAATGGAAGCTTCATAGGTCAATTCTACTTCAGCATGCTAGTTATGAATGAGCCGACGAATCCGGCTGCGCCAGCGGCAATCCAGACCATCTTCTCGAGAAACCTAATCCTACGCTCATGGTCTTTCATGTTGCGCTCCACCCAGTCAATGTGCGTTGGGATTTTCTCGTTGAGACGCTCGACCTGCTTGATTAGCTCGATGGCCCAGGTTGGAATGTTGTCGTCCATACACTCATGCCTTTCGGGGTGAATGTAGGTTGTTGCTCGATTATTTTACTATGAGTTTGCTATGAGGTCTTTTTTGTCACTTAGGTCGATACCTGTGACCTTTTGATACTGTTCAAAGAGGTAAGTCGACCCGATGCCGTAGATGCCCAAGCTAGTGTCGCCAGTCATAATCTGCGCTAGGCGCTCGTAGGACTTCTTGTTTAGCTCGCCCCACTCGTTGTGATCTTCCCAGTGCAGTCGACGCTTTGAGTTAGGTCGGTTGAAGTTAGTAAACATAAACTTGACCGTAGGGCTGATTAGCCGCATGCCACGGGTATAAGCCCGCAGACCGAGTGATGGCTCTTCTCCGGTGAAGTAAAGCTCACGGTCGTATGGAATCTCAGCCATTAGCTTCGTCTCGGCAAACATGCAATTAGCTGACATGAAGAACTGCTCGTCCCCATGCTCAGTGTCCTTGACGTTCTCCCAGGCTCCCATGACCATACGTGACTCACCATGCCAGTGCGCTCGTAGCTTGTAGAGCGTGTCGTTGGCGTGTAGGACGGCCTCACCTGACTCACCTAACTCGAATGCGTCCGGATAGTTAGTAAACCAAATACGGTTGCCCCAGAACTCCTGAGCTTTTTTGTAGGCCGTTATGAGCATCTCGTCCCAGCCAGGCACGAACCGAGAATGCGAGTCAATTTGCAGGAAGTAGTCACCGACTAAGTCACGGGTGGCAATCTCTCTGGCCCAGCATGCTCCCAGCGATTCTGTCCAGTGCGCCTTCTGATAGCGCAGCTGATCTACGAAGCTCAGGTCAGGATGCTCATGCTCTTCGGCTTGTGAGAATACCGAAAAGAAAATGTCGGCAGGGTTGGTTGCATTCTCGTATGCACTGCGAACCGTGTTGACTAAGTCAGGGTCACGGTAAGAGGCAATGCTTAGGAAGATCACCATTTGTGCAACGGGCAGCTGGCGGCTTTGAGCTTGGTCTTGAGATTCATAAAGCAACCGCACTCACGGCATTGCTGCACGTTCTTAGTGAACCTGTCACAACCCTTGCAGATGTCTAGGCGAGCAGTGGCTTCTTCTTCAGTCGCATACTCAGTGTTTGGGTTTAGCACATCCCAAGGTCTTGTGGCTCCGAGTTTCTTCTTATACTCGCTCCACGCTGACATTAGTTCACCGGAGGATGGAAGTCCTGACCGTCATAGGTCCAGCCACGCTCTACCTGTAGGTCAAGGTCAGTTACGTCGATAACGGTTGGGTTGCTCTGTAGCCCAGCGATGTAGCCAGCGTTCTCGGGTGCGGCATCGGCGTTTAGGTAGATGCGCATAAACACGTCGCCGTCAGCGATGAATGCAAAGGTTCGATTACTCATGGCTAAATACTAACCGAAGCAAACGCCTGTGAACGTGCAACTACTGGTGCAAGTTGCAGTGAACCCTGGAGGACATAGGTTGTCGAACTGAGAACAGTTACATGGAGTAGGCGTAGGAGTCGGCGGAGGCGTCGTCGGCGGCGGAGTAGTAGGCGGAGGTGTGGTTGGAGGTGGAGCGCAGTCGGCAGGTGCAACCGAAGATCCGCTTGAATCTCCAGGTGCGCAGTTCCAGTTGCTTCCAATCTCACCCATCGAATTGAGTTGGTTGAATCGAGTCGTGCAGTTACCGCCAGCTTCAAATACTGGACCGACAGTTGTGCCTGGTGGGTAGCCAGCTCCCACGTTTCCACAATAGGTATACCAAATGCCCGCTACTGGGGTAGGAGGTGGAGTGGTTGGCGGAGGCGTGGTTGGCGGAGGTGGCGTAGGTGTAGGCGTAGGAGTAGGGGTAGGCGTTGGTGTAGGTGTTGGGGTTGGAGTAGGCGGCGGAGTGTCGTCAACCCATTCCAAATACGCTAGAGGAATCATGCAACGACTCGGCCGATTACCCTGTATGAGTTAGCTGCGGTCTTTAGCACGGCAGCGTAGCCATACTGTCTTTCAATCCTGAATACAACGGCAGTGCCAGCGGTTCCAGCACCTGCCCAGCTAGTGATACCAGTTCCAGCTGCGATAGCTACAGTGCCAGCTGCCTCACGGCTAATGTCGATGCGCTCACCGATCTGTAGCACGTCTGGGATGGTTACAGTGCCAGCACCGTTGACAAGTAGCAAAGTGTTGGCCTGAGCCGCTGTAGCGGTTCCTGAGCCTGCTAGGGAGGCAATAGGAGTGTTCTGGATGTCCTGCCACTCTGTTCCCGAGTAGCGGTAAATCTTGTTGTTGTCGTTTAGGGTCGAGACCATGCCCTCAGACACGAAGCTGACAGTGGCAGCTAGACGGTCGGCCTCGTTGTCAAAGACCTGAACGACCTGGTCCATGAGGTATGGCTGAACGTTAGATGCACGGATAATCTCTCCGGCAATCCACCTTCTGTAACCTGCACCAGCCATAGTAAACCTCCGTATGTTGTTACAAGTTTAGCTGAAGTCGACTGGCTGCCAGTCCCCAGCCTCTTCGTCCCATGAGTAGATCAGGTTGTCAGTAGGGTAAGGCACTGGTGCAACCCACTGGGCTGTTTCCTCGTCAAGCACCCAGGATGCAAAGGGCTGTGGTGGAATAAATGCGTCTAGGTCCTCGTCATACTTGTAGCCGACACCTGCATAGTTTTTGCGGATGTTGCCATTGTATGAGGTGCGAACGCAGCGCTGCTTACGGAACTCGCTGTACCAGTCCTCAGGGTGCTTATCCTCGATTAGCTCGGTTTCGTCAACGCCAGTAATAACCTCAGTGACGATGTTGTTGTCATCTAGGAATGCGTAGTGTGCGATTTTATTTACCTGCGACTTTCATAGTGTCTCTTTTCCATTCTGCCAGAAACTTTTTGCCTTTAGAGGTGTTACAAGGTGTGCATAAAGTCATTAGGTTTCCGATGCTATGGTTCCCACCTTTAGCCAGTGGAATGATGTGGTCAATGCTTAGTCGCTCGTATGTGCCACAACGAAAGCATGAGTTTCTATAAAGCCTAGCAATCTCTTGCGCTGTTACCTGAAACTTCTTGCCGTGTATAAGCCTGTTTCTAATCTGTTGCCTAGCATTCTTTAGAGGTCGCTGGGCCTCTTTGCGTCTAGCTCTAGATGCTCTTTCTATCTCTATGCGCTTGTCATAATCTTTGACCCTCAACGCTGCCATCTGCGCCCTCAGCTTCTCACCTTGAGCTTGGTATCGCTTACGAGACGCTTCGTTCTGACAAAGTTTACATTTATTGTTTACGCCAGTAGAAGTCCTGCAGTTTTTATGGAACTCTGAAAATGGTTTGACCACCTTACAAACTATGCAAATTCTTTCGCTCATGAACATTCCTTACTAGCTAAAGCTAATGTTTCCTGTTCCTGCAGTAAACGTAGTAACCCTGTTAGCCCCCACGATAGCTGTAGAGAATGTAAGTCCTGCGCCGCCTGTTAGCTGGAAAGTGCTTGGGTAGCTGATAATTACGACTCCAGAACCACCATTTCCGCCAATCTTAAATCCTGAGCTAAACCCAGCTCCGCCACCGCCACCGCCAGTATTTGCAGTTCCAGCGGACCCGTCTTGTCTTGAACCATTACCACCGCCGCCAGCGCCACCGCTTGCTGCGGCCGTTGAGCCTCGGTCATCTGCACCACCGCCACCGCCACCAGCCCGAGTTACGGAAGTGCCTGTAATAGAGCTTGCTACACCAGCGCCACCGCCGCCGGAATTACTTGTATTTCCATTTCCGCCAACTGCTGAAGCACCGCCACCACCGCCAGCGCCACGATTTATGCTAACTATAAGTTGCCCGTTGCCACCAGCGAAGCCTTGATTAGCAGTCCCAGCGCCACCGCTTGCGGATCCAGCAGAGTCCGCAATTTTTCCACCGCCGCCAGAACCGCCGGATTGAGCGTTTCCGGGGTCTACGTTACCGCCACCGCCACCGCCACCGGTTGAAGTAATAGTTGAAAAAACGCTATTGCTTCCGTTGTCTCCCTTATTTCCGCCAGTGCCACCACCACCACCACCGCCAACGGTCACGGTGTAGTTAGTAGCAGTTAAAAGGCTTAAGGAAGATTCTGCGCTTGCTCCCCCACCCGAAGTTCCTGCTGAAGTTCGATACCCACCAGCACCACCACCGCCAGCGTATGATCCACCACCAGCACCACCTGCAATAACTAGGAAGTCGGTAGGGACAGCGGTAGGGACTGCAAACTGAATCGAACCTGTTCCAGCTGTAAACGTTGTCACGTTGTTGCTGCCTACAACTGTGGTAGTAAAGGTTAGGCCCGAACCGTTTGTGATGACGTATTGGGATGGGTAGGAAAGGATTACTACGCCCGAACCACCTGCGGCAGATGAAGCGTTCTGACCTGCGGCTGAGCCACCGCCACCACCACCGCCACCGCCAGTGTTAGCAGTTCCAGCAGTTGCATTTACTGGTGAACCACCGTTTGCCCAGATTCGACCACCAGCACCGCCACCATCTGAGGCAGTTCCACCTGTTCCAGCGTTGCCTTCGTTGTAAAGACCACCACCACCACCGCCAGCTCGACCTACTGAAGTTCCAGTCACGCTCAGCGATAGACCTGCGCCACCGTTTCCAGGTTGGTTGCTTGTGTTACCAGCACCGCCGACTGCACCTGCGCCACCACCCGCACCAGCGGCTACATAACCAGCCCTAGTGAACATGTTGCCACCAGCAAAACCTTGCCCAGTTGTTCCAGATGCGCCAGTAGCATTTCCAAGTCCAGCACCACCACCAGAACCGCCCGATGCCGCTACGTCGTTGTCACCACCACGACCACCACCAGTAGAGGTAATGGAGTTGAAAACCGAGTTAGAACCATTGTTGTCAATAGCTCCACCAGCACCGACAGTTACGGTGTAGTTGGTTGCTACTGCAAGGAGAAATTGTGATTCAGCTGCGCCACCTCCACCACAAGGGCCAAGGCTAGTTCGGTATCCACCAGCACCGCCACCACCTAGTCCAACGGTATTGCTTGAACCACCACCACCTCCACCAGCAATCGCCAAGTAGTCCACAGTAAGAGGGAGAAGTCCACCCCTACTGAAGCTAACCAGGAATCCAAGTGGAATCGGCATTAGACAGTAATTCTTCCAATAACTCTGTAAGTGTTGTTTGCAACCTTTAGAACAGTTGCGGCGTTGTATTGCTGGTCAATCTTGAAGGTGACTGCGGTTCCTGCGGTTCCTGCCCCAGCCCATGAGCTGATGCCTGTTCCCGCTGCAATTACTACCGTTCCGGCTCCGTCACGCACGATGTCAATACGATCTCCGACAAGAATCAAGTCTGGGACAGTAACCGTGCAAGTTGCGGTTGCTAGACAGTAGATGACATCGTTTTCATCGGCTGCGGTTGTGGTGTAAGCCGTTGTGGTCCCCGCTAGAGTGCGAACAGTTGTGGTGATGTATTCGGCTGCAACGTTACCGAAGGTAGGAGCTGCGGTCCCGTTTGAGATGAACGCCTGGCCTGCGGTTCCACCTGAGATGCCAAGCTGTCGTGCGTTGATCTGAGTCTGTAGGTTTGCGGTTCCACCAGTCAGGTAACCAATCTCTGTAGATGTGATGCTATTTAGGTTGCCAGATACAACTAGGTTGCCTGTAACCGAACCAGCGGCTATGGTTGCCGTTCCAGTGACGTTAGGTGACGCTAGGACGGCCGAACCGACGGCAGGTAGGTTTACGTTTAGGGTAACGTCTCCCGAGGCTCCACCGCCCGTTAGAGCGGTTCCTGCGGTTACGCCTGTGATGTCACCGATTTGAGATACGTTGGCCCATGCAGTGCCGTTGTAGAACTGTAGGACCGAAGTATCAGTGAGGTAGCTGACCATTCCAGATGAGACGGCAGTGCCTAGAGCTGAGCCACGTGCGGCAGTGCCTGCGTAAACCTGCACAACCTGATCTTGCAGGTAGGACTGGAACTCGGTGTGGGTTACGAGTTCAAGGGAGTCCCATTGTTTCCAGCCAGTCATTTTGCTCCTAAGCCAAAGCGTTGCCTGCCGACAGTCTACCAAAAGCTGCGTCGCTTAGCCTGAAGTAGTTGTTAGTCGTGGCAGCAAACCCTAGTGTCATTACATGGTTGTTTGGGGTGATGAAGTGGTCAATACGGATAACCTCGACGAACCGGACGATGGGGTCACCGATGTCGTTAGGAGTAAAGGCAATCTCGACTACCGAAGATAGATCTAGAGAGAGAAGCTTGTCTTGTTCTTGCTCTGTCAGCTTAGATACGTTTACGTCAAGCGATTCAAAGCGATACTCAGGCTGTGAGTATTGAGTGGCGTATACCAAACCAATGCTGGCTAGTTGGTCATCACTTGCCACTAGCAGGTTGTCGATGTTTAGGTCACGGGTGCCGTAAAGCTGTTGCGACTCCAAGTCGGTGATAGTTACCGTCGCACCATCCTGTCGGCTGATGTTGACGCTGTTATAAAGAAGCTCAGCACCGAATACGACCGAAAGGTTAGAGAATGAAATTCCATTGGTCCCGAATCGGACTGGGTCGGTTCCGGCAGGTGTCTTGTAGCGATCCTTGTAGGTCAGGATGCCATCACGGGCCATAAACAGATCGCCAACCTCGGCGTCTGAAATAGCCTGCATGTAGTTCAAAGAGTTTGTGTTGGCGTCAATTAGGTATGGGCCGACAAGCTCCTGCCCCGGCGCAATGCTTCTGTCACCTAGCGGCCAGTTCACAGCTGGGCTGTCAAGAACCTTAGTAATGCGAGCGCCGGATAGCTCTTGCACCGTCACTGTCTCAGGCAGTGTCTGGGAAGCAAGAACCGAAAGGGAGTCAACTGCTTTAGCCGTAGTGATCGAATCACCGTTAGGCATGTAGTTTAGGTCCCAGTCCTCAATCCATCCCTTGAACTGCGTGACGCCTTCTGAGGTGATGATAATTTCACGACGAGGCACGATGTTGCCGTAGTAAGGGGACTCGGTGTAAAGCGGATCGAATGCTCGGTCGTGGTTGTTGAACTCTACGGTTGCAGCACCAGATGTGTAGTTAGCAAAGTCACGAGGACGGCCACGGCCGATGCTAATCTTGCGAACGCTTGCAGTGACGTTGATGAAGATAGTTCCAGCAAGGACGTAGTCTGGTCCGTCGAGGATTCCTCTTACTGGGTCATCAAGGACGGCGAACGGGCCTACGCCTGTTTCGGTTAGGTCGAATCCTACGAATACCTGTGGGTTAGGCAGTGACATTATGCAAGCCCTGAGATGAGGAAGGTGCCGACCGAACCGTTGTTACGTTCAAAGCTCTTCAGCTCCTCTACAAATGCCTGTCCTGCCTGGACTCCGCCAGAGATAGTGTTAGCGTTCACGGTTACATCGTAGTTGTTGACGACCTGAGTTCCACCAGCAGCCCTTGCTGCAACCTGTAGCTCGTCTACCGACATGCCTGACCGAATTCCACCAAGGTCAATCTGACGACCCGCCAAAATGTCTTTTTCAAGCCCTCGGTAAATGTCAAGGATGTCTTCCGTGCGGATCTGCTCAAAGACGCTGATGTTCTTGTTATCAAGCCAAGCCTGTGCTTTGCCAATCAAGCTGTTGATTTTTGCAAGATTGTCGATGTTGTTTTTAGCATTTACAGAAGCTGTCTCCGCTGCCTGCACTGGAGCCTGTACAGCAACCTTGATACTGGCGGCAAAAGCGGTGTTGAAGGCAGCCGCCATCGTGCGGGCCAGTGTCTCTAGCTCTGTCTGCTTGGACTGAATTCCAGCAAGCAAACCGTTGGCTAGGTCGATGCCAGTTCCGTAGAGAGTTGTAGCAACCTCTTCGCCTAGCTCCTTGCCAAGAGAGTCAATCTCGTTGAACAGCCCGTTGATTTCACTGATTGTTCCAGCGCCACCGTCTACAAGAGCCTGAGCGGTCTCTCCACCAGCCTCTACACCCGCTTCTACGAGCTGAGCAAACAGCTTAGGGTCTAGTCCTAGTTGACGTAGTGAACGCAGGTTGTCAGCGAACGTACGGGCTTTGGTTGCCATGTCACGGAAGCCAGTAAGAACTGCATCGCTCTTGCTAACCACGCTGTTTACGGTTTCTTCGTACTCACGTGTGACGGTTACGCCAAACTCACGCAAGGTCTTGCCTAGCTTGGTAACGCTCTTAGTGGTCTCGGTGACAATGCGCTTTTCAGCTGATCCTTCAACACGGTCCATCATTCCGACAAGGCTTAGCCCAGCGGTAAATGCCGAACGGTATTCTGAGATTAGAGACTCAGCAAGAACGTAACGGTTTGCCAGCTCGTCACGCTGAGCACTAATCTTGCGCAGGGCAGCTTCTTCGGTCTTGACCCACTTGTCAAGAACTGCAAAGTCCTTTGCTAGGATAGTTCCTGCGGTTAGACCTCTATCTAGCTCATCGTAGATGTTGGCAAAGGTGCTGACAATCTGGTCTTCAAACTGACCGAGTTCTGCTTCAAAGGTAGGCAGGATGTCAAGCTTGGCAATAGCGCCTATCGACTTTTTGAACTCTTCAGCAGCCTCAGTTGCTTCGTTGAACTTCTTTACAAGACCATCGACGATTTCTTGGGCAACGGCCATTGCAGCAGCAGCTTCGTCAGCAGCTTGCTTGCGCTTCTTCTCCAGTTCGGCAATGCCAGCCTTGGTTCTATTGAAGTCAGCCTGTAGCTTCTTTAGTCCGGCTGAGCCAGAAGAAATAACACGGTTGAATACTTTTTGCCAACCTTGGCCACCTAGGATGTCCTCGATAAGACCTTCTGAAAGGCCTAGGCCCTCTAGCTTTATGCGAGCTTTATTCTGAGCAACCTCGTCAGCAATCTTGTCAAAGAACTCTTTTACGTAGTTCTTGATGGCCTTGTCGCCGCTACCGTCGTCATCGTCACTTTCGTCGATGACCACTTTAGGAACTAGCCCCTGAGCCTTAGCCCACTCACCACGAGCCATCCAGGAGTTAGCCCATGCTCTGTTGCCCTTCTTGAGGGCATTTTCCTGCATTCTAAGCTCTTCGTTGACCTTCTTAGCTGCCAGCTCTTGAGCCACGAATGCATCACGGACAGCAATCTGCCCAGTAATCATGCCACCCCAGTCAGTGCCAAAGAATGTAGCCCAGTCCCCAGTAACAAATGCGTGGACCATTTCACCCATGGTTTTGAATCCAATGATGGTGATGTCAATAAATCGAATAATGTCGGCAATCATGTCCGAGGCAAAGCCAACAGCCGCAGCTAATACGTTGAATACATCCTCAACACCAATGGCTCTACCGAAGATTGTGTAAAGCAAAGACTCAAAGTTAGCGCCAATAGCGGCAAAAGATTCACCCAGCTCCGTTGTCGGGTTGAGCAAGTCATCAAGCAAGTCCATGCTTCGTGTAAGCACATCAACAAAAGCAAGCAATCCGTTTGCCATCATCGGGATTAGGTCTTCTGCAAGTCGCTCTACGACTGGAGCAGCAGCATCAAATGCTTCCTTGATTTGTGGCTGTAGATCCGCCATGACGTCCTGCAAGTCCATCATCACTTCAGCAATCACAGGTAGCATCGAAGTAGCTACGGTGTCACGCACGTTTTCAAAGGCGGCTGCAAGCTTGAGTTGCTCTACCGCCAGGGTTCCTGAGCCACGCTCCATTGCACCTTGTGCGTCGGCAGCTCGCTCAAATAGAAGTTGTACACGCACTTGCTGTTCTGCTAGACGGCGCTGAGCACCTTCAAGGTTGCCCATTCCCTTGGCAGCCAGCTCCGAGTTGATTTCGGATTGCTTCATAGCAACACCGAACTTCTCAATCGGGTCGTACTCACCACGGAATAGAGCAGTCATACCCATCAGGGCTTCTTGCACGTCGTAGCCGTAGGTGATAGATAGGTCGGTTGCTAGTCCAACCAGTCTCTCAGTTAGATCTGCGGTCTCACCAATAGCAAATCCTGATTGCTTTAGAACCGAACCAATGAAGGTGACCGACTTAGCTGCATCGGTCATACCAAGACCCATGTCACCAGCGTTGCGTGAGAATTCAGTCATGCGAGGAGCAAGCTCTTCAAAGACTGTCTTTACACCAAGCAAGTTACGCTCTAGGTCACGAGCACCAGAGATTGCCTGCATAGCAAAGTCAGCGGTCTTGATGCCAGCTGCAAAGGCTGCAAAACCTATACCAGCTAGGCCAGCGGTCTTACCTACGCCCTGGATGCCTTTTGTAAGCATGCCAAGCTGCTTCTGAGTGTTGGCTAGTCCCTGTAGCGCAACCGTTACCGGAACATTGACTTTACCTGCCATTATTTACTCCTAAGCAAAGCATTTACTTTTAGGTTCACTTCTGAAATCTTCTTGTCTACTTTGGCTCTTGCTTCTGGCAATGCCTTTTCAGCGGCTGGCCAAATAATTCTTGAAGCTCGCATCTGAAGGCTGCCAGTGGCACTAGCAAGTCCTTTAGCAAAGGCCAGTGGAGTTACCTTGTGCTTACGCTTACCAGGAACCTTCACGCCGTTGATGGTGTACATGTAATCGTACAGCGGGGTGTTTCCCTTGCGCCCAGCAATGTAGTTCTTCCTGCCAGCCATGTCAAACAATACTGTCGCTGGTGATCCGACCTGAAGACGTGCAATGGAATACGTTTGAAAACTACGGGCCTTCTTGCTACGAGTGCTGGGGGCCTGTACTAGGACAGACTTGGCAGGCTTTGACCCTTTGCCAAATCGTGAACCCCAGGCTAGTCGACCAAAGTGCACTTGACGCATCTGAGATAGAGGTGGCTTGGCCTTGCTGGGAATGGCCTTGCGAATGGAAGTCTGCACTGGCTTAGCAATGTTCTTGAAGTCCTTGCGGAGCTCTTTTACATAGTCCTTGTCCAACTTGTTCAAGACTTTCATAATCTCGTTCCAGTTGCTGATTTCAAGACGGACTCCAGCAGATCCACCAACGTTCTGTGGAGTCACACGAGTCATAGTGACTATTGCTTGTGGAATGCTCACACCGACCGCCTATCTATCCATACAAGTTTACCCGCAAATAGAAAGACCGCCCCGAAGGGCGGCCTCCTACTGCCTTGGCAAGTTTCTAGCAATAAGCCATCTTTGCATGGTCCAGAGCATACGCTCCGATTCCTGCATCAAGACGCTAGGTGCTATACCCGTCTCTATCGCTAGTCCAGCAATGAACCAGTGAGCAGACGAATCACCTAGCCCTTGGATTTTGGGTCGTCACCAGAATCTCCAACAGAGACTACTGACTCCAACCACTTATCAAATGACTCGGTTGTTGCTTTGGTGCGAAGCTCTGAGTTGTAAGTCAAGAACAGCAAGTAGCTGAGCTTGGTCTCCGACCCTAGAACGCCGATTGACACGTTGTACTTATCCTCGAAAGCTACGAAGTCAGCTGCGTTGCAGGTGACATCCTTAGTTGTTCCGTTTTCGTAAGTTACTTGTAGGTTTAGTTTCACTTAGTTTCCTTAGACTGCTGCGGTTGCGTACGCTACTGGACCAGAGGTAGGGAACGACACTGTGAAAGTGCTGAGGTCGCCTACTGCGCCAGCGACCGGAGTAAAGGAATTTACAAGAACGGTTGCGGTATAGCGAGGTGTGGTAGCGGAAGGTGCGGTTCCGTTAGCTGCAATTAGCGTTACGGTTCCGATTGTTCCCACTAGGTTCTGGAACAGAGTCGAGACTGCACCAGCGCCGAAGTCAGAGTGGAAGTCGAGGGAAACGGTACCGGACTTTAGTCCACCAATTACCTCTGTCCAGCCAGCTGACCCAAAGTCAGTGGTTTCTACCTCAGCGGCGTTTGTCACCAACTCTGCACGGGCGCAGGAGCTGGAGATGTCTTGACCGTTCAAAGTCACCTGAGTTCCGGTGACGACGAATTTTGCCATTATGTTTTCTCCTTATGCATAGACGGTGACTGTAAATTCAGCCGCCAGATAGGTTTGATCGTTTAGGGTTATAGAGCCAATCGAACTGCTTGTTTCTACCCGAAGGTCATAAACAACGCCCGACAGACTCCTGTTTGATTCTACACCAGCCTTGACTGAGTATGTCCCAGTCGGTTGGCAGTAGAGATCAAGTTTTCTTTGTTGCTCTCGCTCAGCCGCACGGCCTACGATAACGGTGATTGTGAAGTTGTAAATAGTCAAGCCATTCTGCATGGCGTTGTCATAGTCGATGCTCTCTAGGTTCACTAGGGCAATCGGTGGAGTTGGGTTGTCGATTAGTTCACCAGAGGCACGAAGCCCTGGAACAGTCATCAGGTTTGTGGCAAGTCCCGCACGGATGTCGGCAATGTCTGCCACTATGCCATCCTCAGCTTCTTGAACGGAGCAATTAGCCCGTCGATGTCTGGGTCGATGCGACTGACACGGATGACGCCGATGTCACCGATGCCAGCAACTCCAAGTGGGCTGTCCATGCGCTTGAATAGCCTTGAGGCCAAAAGCACGGTTGCAAACTTGATGGCAGTTGGAATAGCTGACCAACCGAATGTACCTACTACCTCGACAGTAGCCTCTCCGCCGTAAACAGGGAAGAGGTAGTCGTCGACAGCACGAATGAGAGTAGTAGGGCTAGGGATGCCACCAGCCAAGCTGTTCAAAGGCTCAAGCTGGTAGTAAACCGAGGACCAAGTGCGGTCAAATACGCCGTCGCCGTCAGTAGAAGTCTTGATAGTTGTAAAGCTGACTAAATCGTCAATTTCACATGTGTAAGAGTCCCTAGGGGCAAACTTGCGAGTCTGGTTGGCGGTTGAATAAAACACTCGCTCGCAGTGGTCGTCAATCTGGCGTGAAGCCGTCTCAACCGAAAGTTCCAACAGAGCATCGTCAATCGTGTCTGCCGAAGGAATGCGTAGGGCAGCCTTTACATCGGCTAGGGTGCAGTATCCGTTGGTGATTGCCATGTAATTAGTTTACCGCCATGCGTCGCTTGAGTTCTGTAGTGCTTATGCCCTTTGTGTAAGGAATGTACATCAGGGAGATGTCGTACTCGTCCAGCCAATCCTGACCGAATCCCATTTGCTTGTAGTAGTCCTTACGGGCCCAATCAGAACCGATGGCAATAATGTCAGGGGCAACATCTAAAATAGTCTGCCTGCTATCAGCACCATTCATGTTTGGAACAATGTTGGTTACGCTCCAGAACTCTGATAGAACCGCAAGGCGCTCGTCGTAAGACATGACCGGAGGCTTGCCCTTGTAGCTGGCTATAAACTCATCGGTATTCAGCGCAACGGTCACAGTCCCGATCTCTGCACAACGCCGAAGAAAATTCACATGGCCTGAATGAATCAGGTCGAACGTCCCTCCCGTATAAACCTTTAGTCCCATCTGTTGTCCCTTCTGACCTTGAGTGACCATCCTGTTGTGGAGAGGTCGTGGGCGGATACTTTGTTTGCAAAAAGACTTTGATTGCGTGAAAAGGTAACATTGTTTCTCTCGTTGAAGCCTGAGTTGAGTGTTGAAGAGTTGTCGTGGTGCACTATTGCGTCAATCGTATTGAACTTTACCCCAAGCTCTTTCATACGCCACTCGTACTCGTCATCGTCGAAGTAAATCGGGTGGAAAGCTTCGTCCCAGAGCCCTGCCTTCATTATGGCCCCCTCTCCAGGAACGACGCAGCTCCACTTGGGGTTTATGGCTAGGAAGTTGAAAGCCTCGGTGTCAACCTGCTCAGCGATTGTCTGTAGAGCTCCTGGCTCAAAGTAAGCATCGTCATTTGGGATTACCCAATAAGGTGCGTGTGGTGTCGACTTGATTATCAGGTTCCAAGCGCCATTTGCTCCAAGCCCGTGCGGAACCCGAATCAACCACAAGTTTTCCACGTGCTTACTTAAGGTTGGCTCAAAAGCTTTAGTACCTGAGTTGTCCACAATGACTAGGTGTTGCACCGGATAGTCGATTGAGTCAATCAACCGTTGCGCCATGTCA